TTGGAAAGCGGATGCCCTCCCCCACGACTGCATCATAACTGGCATGGGCAGTCTGACTGCCCACGAGGTCAAGGAAATGGTTGCTGCCGTAGAAGATGTAGGCCGAGGGCTGGAACACCCGATCGCGGAGCTTCTCGAGTTCCACCATCACGTCCTTGAGCTCGCTCTTCAGCGCATAGAGCTTGAGGCGGTCGGCAAGGGCGGCAAGGTCCGTCTTCAGTGTATCGACCTGTCCGCTGATCTGGCCCCGCCAGATCTCGAGCGCGGTCGTGCGGTTGGATACCAGCCGAAGGTTCGGAAGCTGGGTTGCCGACCACTGCTCGATGGACACGATCCCTGAGGTGTCGAGGAGCGCATAGCAGATGACGACCACATTGGCGTCGGTCGGCGGATAGGCGGGGTCCGGGCTCTCGGTACCGGCGACCGCCGACAGCTCCGCGCGGCGCATGTTCTCCATGGCAACACTCTGCGGCTCGGTCGTGCCGGTCTGGGCGTCGATCAGGAAATCGCGGGGCTGGACGTCGGTGTCGACCCCCTGCCCGAAGGCAACGATAGCGACCCGCTTCTTCGTCACCAGCGGCAGGAGGTTGAAGAGATCGAGGACGACATTCTCGTCACGGGCGTAGACCTCGCCGCCGGCATAGAGGCGTCCGGCGGAGAGCGTGATCTCGGTCGCCGCGGTCTTGGAGGCCGTGAAGCCCGAATAGGCCTTGCCGCCATCGATCGCATCCTTGACGATATGGTCGAGGGATACGCGGGTGAAGTCCTGCATGTTGTTGAGGTCGGCGGATTGCAATTCCTGCCGGTCCCTGAAAATGACGCTGTGTTCCAAGGTCTGATTCCTTCTAGGCTTCGATGAAGCGTCCGAGGGTCACGGTTCCGGCCTTCAGGCGATCACCTGCGCGCGGGAGACGGTATGTTTTGGTATCGAGCAGGATCCGGTCCCTGAGCGACTTTGAAACACGCACAGCCTCCCGGATCGCGGAGATGGGTCTGCGGTCACCCCGCATCAGGTAGCCGTTGACGAAGAGCCCTGCCGTGCGCGGGGCCTGTGCGCCCGAGATCCTCGTCCTGATCTCGGCCTGGTACGGCGGCATGCCGAGCCGCGTGAAGCCGAGGTGGGTCGACCGCAGCCGAACATCCGGCACCCGGTCAGGGTCGTGAATGTGCCAGCGCTCGTAGATGTGCCGCCACGCGATGCTGGGCGGCAGATGTTTCCCGGCGATGAACTGCCGGCTGGTTGAATAGAGCGCACCCTGTTGGCCCTCATGCCTCTCGGCCACGCTCTGCGGCCGGACATCGACAAGGTCTGCATCGGGATAGCTTGTCGTATAGGTCTCGCGGCCGAGCCGGTATGAATAGGACGCGTCTCGCGGGATGCGGATCAGCCGCTGCGCCACCCCGAAATCATCCACCAGAAATGCTTTCGCCGTGGGCGGCGCATCAAGATGCAGCGCGCCTGTCGGCTTCGCGCCCAGCACCACCTCGTCGAAGGAAGCGGCGTGAAATTGGCCCACGCCCTCCGGCGTCACGGAGCGGATGGTGAGCGCCGTTTCTGCGCCCCGGTCCCAGAGCCGGGCCGTGCGCACATAGCGCGACCATGCGCCGACGTCCTTGACGCAACAGGCATCCAGAAACGCCTTGGCTCTGCCGAAGGCTGCTGAGGTGAAATTTGCAAACCGGTAGGTCCCGCGCGCCACGAATGGATAGATGCGCAGCTGCGGAAACCGCGCGAGGAAGGCTTCTCGTTCCTCTTCTGTGATCTTCTCCACAAGGAACGTCTTGGCCAGCGGCACGATGAAGCGGCGGGGATCCGCACCCATGATGCGGATATTCTCCGCGATCGAGGCCTGCGTGCCCTTGCGCGCATGCATGGGCAGCGAGCGGGCGGTGAGGGTCCGGTGCCTCTCCTCGCTCCACTCTGGCTCCCAGAGATCGACCGACAGGCCCCATGCCAGCCAGGCCAGATGGGTGGCCGGGATCTCCCAGGGGCGGACGAGCTTCGGGACATCGACGGCGAGTTCGTCGATCCGCGCGCCGGTGAGGTCGAAAGCCTCCTCCAATTGTGTGTGGTTTGGCGGGAGCAGCGTCTGGCGGGTCACGGCGTCACTCATCGCGGATGGAGCCGACGCTCACCTCGATGGCGTCCACGGCATAGACCTCGGTTACATCGAGAACGAGATCCTCAGCCGGGGACACAAGCTCGACCGAATGCACGCCTTCCTGATGCAGGCCGGCGTAGAGGGCCGAACGGCGGAGGTTCATGCCGAGCATGCGGTTCTTCTCCACCCATGTGGTGACTGCGGCGAGCGCGCGCTGCAGCACCAGATCGCCATCGGGGCCGGGATAGAGCGTGAGCTTCGCCACGATACGGGTTCGGCGGATAGCCGGGGCCATGACCTCGACCACATCGGTGAGCGGGCGGATGGCCTCATTCTTCAAGTGGAGACGCACCGCTTCGCGCTGGGCCAACGCGGGAATGGGATCGGAACCTTCCTTCAGCACCGTGACGCGAACGACGCCCGGGCGGCGCGACACCGCCGAAACATCCCGCGCCCACGGTGCGACCGTCAGCGCGTGGTACTGGTAGGCGCCTTCCGGTCCAGCGACCGAGAAGGCCTCGGGCGCCAGCTGGATGCGGCGGCGGAACCTGTCGTCCGTCTCGCCCGCCTGCCGCGCTGTTGCGAACAGCGCGCCCAGATGGTCGAGGTTTGTGCCCCAGGACGAGGCCAGCAGAACGGCCCGTGCGGCATCATTGATCCGCGCCCGGAGACGTAACTCTCGGTAGGCGAATGCCTCGATCAGCTTGCGGGCAGGCTCGCTCTCGAGGTCGATGACCCCAGCGATGAGCGGGAATCGCTCGACGAGGTCGTCCCGCATCGTGGTGACGATCTGCTCATAGTCCAGCGTCTCTATGATGCCGGGCGGTGCGAGGCCCGAGAGATCGATGGCGGTGAAGCCGCTCATGCCGACAGCCTCTCCTCGATCAGCATCCCGTCCGGATTGGCATAGGCGTCAAGGCGTCTGGCGCCAGCAGCGGTGAAGTCGCCATAGACAGCTCTCGGCCTATACTCGCCCTCGAGAAACACATGAAGCTGCCCGTCGCGGGTTACCTTCACCGCCTCGATGCGCGTCACCCGGAAGCGCGGCTCCCACTGCTCGATGGCAGAGGTGATAGCTGCAAAATACGGCACCACCTCCTCGGGCGTAATGAGACGCCCCAGCAGATTAGGGACGAAGGATCCGTACCACTCGCGCATGATGCGCGAGCCAAAACGGGTGTCGAATATGTCCCGGAGCGACTGGATGACATGGTCCCAGCCTGTGAGTATGCCGCCGGTTACCGCGTCAAGCCCGACGGAAGGGTCGCGGAGATTGATGCTCATGGCTCCGCTCCGTCATTACCCTGCGCAACCATCACCCTGATGCGTTCACCGATCCAGCGCATGACGTTCACCGCCATGGAATTGCCGAGCGCTCGGTAGCGCGGTCCGTCGGGACAGTCCTCGGCGGATTTCTTCTTCCAGGGAATACGCGTATATTCTCGCGGAAGGCCTTGCAGGGATTCCGCCTCCTCGCACGTCAAACGGCGCACCATCATTGGCAACGCAACGCACGGCGCAGTATCGCCCTTGCCCGTCTCGCCCGACATGGTGAGCGCATTGACGAGGTCTCCCATGTCGCCGCGTCCGTTGCGTGCAATCCTTGGCTGGAAGGCGTAGGCCGCGACCCCATGCTGGGCCCCGGCCTGCAGCGTGTACATCGGGTCGCCATCCTCTCCGATGCCGAGCCCCGCCCGCAGGTCATCGGTCGATGAAGGTCCGGTGCGCCTGCCGACCTCGAGCAGCGGTACGGCAACCGCCATCTGGCCTCCGCCATTGGCGTGGCTGCCGTGATGTGGCATGGCCCTGAGCGTAGGCGACAGGTCTTCCGTGGCGTCGGCCCCATGGTCCTTGGCCGAGAAGGCAACTGGAACCAGCGGCGTTCCTCTCCCCGTCCCATCTTCTGACGCATCAAAGCCCTCGCCGCAAAGCGCGTGGGTGATCAGCGTCTCGGTCTCGTAATCCTGTCGCCCCATGCCGCCGGCGTTGAGGCAATGGGAGACATCACCCGTGGAGGCCTCGCCCACCAGTCCGGCCCCACGCTGGCTGAACAGTTCCTGATTGCTGTAGCCGATGGCGCCGGTATTGAAGGACTGATTCAGGGTCGGGTGTGGATGTTCTACGCCGTCCCAGTGGCTGCGACGCTCGTCAGCGCCTGATGCAGCATGGGCGGCAGGGTCTTGCCGCGTTTCTCTGCGCGGCGGAGAATCCCGGCGCAGGCCTTCGAACTCAAGAAGAACCGCCGCGGGATCGAACCCCGTTCGAGCACTTGCGATAACGAACACACGACGGCGGCGTTGGGGAAGTCCGAAGAATTGGGCGTCGAGGATCCGCCACGCGACTGCGCGCGCGGGTCCAAGAGCCACACCCGCGTTCGTCCATTTGCCCCGTGGCGGAACGAAGGGGGTGTCCTCTCCAGATAGGCCCGAGAGGAAGCAGCCGAAGGCATTGTCGCGGACCGAGAGCACGCCGGGGACGTTCTCCCAGACGACGATGCAGGGCTGCAGTCCGACTTGAGCGCGGCGTTCATCGATGGCATCGGCAAGCTTCACAAACTCCAGTGTCAGGTTTCCGCGGGCATCAGCGAGTGACTTGCGCAAGCCCGCGATGCTGAATGCGGTACATGGGCATCCGCCCACCAGGATATCGGCCCCGGCGATCCAGTCCTCGCCGCGCAGCAGCGTGAAGTCGCCATGGAGCGGCACATCCGGGTAGTGATGGGTGAGCACCGCCCGGGCGAAGGGCTCGATCTCGGAGAAGGCCAGCGGCCGGAAGCCAAGCGGGTGCCATGCAACAGTCGCAGCCTCGATGCCTGAGCAGACGGAGAGATAGCGCAGGCTCAAGGGACGGACCGTCTCTGCTTACGGGATGGTGCCGGAGCATCGGGTTCCTGCTCTCCGGCCGACGCGGTGGAGAGTTCCAGAGGCTCAGACGTCACAGGGGCAGGATCAACCCGAGGCTCAGCGGCAGCGGTCTCCTGGGGCTCAGGCAGCCACACGAGCGTGCCAAGCCGCAGTTCGTGTTCCGCCTGGCGTTCGGTGAGCGCGAGAACGGTTCCGACCCCGGTGTTGCGGATGCCCGCGACAAAGGGGCCCGCCCTCTCGGTGATGGCGTAGCGTGGCATGTTGTACCTGCTTGTGGTTTTGGGAAGAGGTGACTGGAGAGGCGGAGCCGCATGCGCGCCCGCAGGAACTTCCGTGCAACTTCGGACGCATCAGCCGAGGGTCATCGAGGGACGGTCTGAAAGCTTCTTGAACGAAGAGGACTTTCCGCCCTCGCCGAGCTGAGCTAACGTCACATCCCATTTCACAATTTCATGATTGAAGCGGCGAGGGTTCCATCAATGACGACCAATCGGCAGTTCTGGGCAGCGATCTCCAAAAACATGGTAGGCGTGGGTTTTCTTCTTGTTGCGCCTTCGGCAGCTCTGGCGGCACAGGAAAGCACGATCTTCCGCTATGACGGACAGGACTTCATCCGGGAGAAGACCACCCTGACGACGGAAGACGGCGCATCAGCGGTCAATACAAAGCTCGACCGGAGTTCTCCGGCCTTCGAGCATCTGGTTCAGAAAAAGTCGTTCACAGGACAGGCCAAGCTGTTCGACCGGACATGCGATTCCATCTATGCCCCGGTGGTGGATGCCAGCGGTGCGTTGACGGGCGCCCTGTTCGTGGCCACCTGCAACAAGTAGCGGCTCGTCCCGTCAGTTCGCGGGAACGTCCGTCAACCCGCCGCCGGGCACCACGCCACCATGGATGTGGGTTGACCCGATGTTCTTGCCATCATGCGTGACCTTGCCGCCGGTTACGGCGACGCCTGCATCGGTGATTTCAACGTTGACGCCGCCAACCTTGATCGTCACGGCGGCGGACGTGAGTTTCAGGCTGGCGGCGCCAACAACGACCTCGCAGAGGCCGTCCTTGATGATGGCGGTGACATTCCCATAGGTGAGGACGTTCTCGTCACCCTTGGAAGAAGGTGACTTGTTGTGATCGCTCCAGGTCATAGGCAGAGCCACGGCCTGCTGCCAGTCGCCATTGGGTGACAGCGCTGTGAACTGTTGGCCCTTCGATGGCGGTGTATAAACCTTCAGCGCCCCGGCGAGCTGAGCGTAAGGCACCCAGGGCGACAGGAAGGGCTTGCCGTCGATATCCTTGCCGAAATTGAGCCGCAGCCGCTGCTTTCCGGCATCGACCTCCTCCACGGTACCGTGGCGCATGACGCCGGAGAAGCGCCGCTCGAGTTCTGCAATGCGCGCGGCAAGTTCGACAACCTCACGCATCAGCAATCCGGGCCAGCGCGGTGTGATGATTGACGATCACCGGATCGGGCCCGCCGGTGATCTCCATCTCCGCGAATGTCTGCGGGTCTTCCGAGAAATCGAGAACAGACCCGAGGCCAATCGCATCTGCGGTTTCCAGATGGATCCCCAGCATGTTGGCTGCACGGCGCCAGTCGGCCAGCGGTGTTCCCTCGATCTCCGAGCGAAGCATATGGGCAATGGGCATCAGATCGGTGTCCGCCTCCATGACGCCGAGCAGATCGGCCCAGGCCGTTCCCTCTGCAACGGCTGCACCATCTGTCGGAGCCTCGATCAGGTCACAGGTCAGCACGATTTGCCGCGCAGCGAAGCGAACGCCCTTCTCGACCGAGGCACCCCGACGTGACAGGCGGCGTGAGATACGCGGTACCAACTTCATCCAGACGCGAGACCAGTCGCTGCGCTCGCGGGTGAGCGCAGCCATGACCTGATGCTCCATGATATCCAGGGCAAGCTCCATTCCCTCGTCCGTGTGCGGGATGGTGATGACACTTTCCTCACCCGCGACCTCGACCCGCGCCGCTATAGCCGCCTCTATAACGAGGTCGCAGGAGACATGGCCGTGGAACAGGTCCCGCCCCGTGACCTCCATCTCATGATCGTCGGTGGTGACGATCAGGATGGGCTGGCGCTCCTCGGCAATGGTCTGATCGATGGGCGCAATGGCGCTGTCATGGACGCGCGCCTCCGCCAGTGTGGCACCGCGCAGGGCGCGGGCGGCGGCGATGCGCATGGCAAGACGGGAGAGGCTCATGCCGAAACTCCTTCAACGCCGAAAACCGTTCCCGACCGGAACGGTTTCTCTGTCCAGATCAAAAGGGGGGCATGTTCCAGACGGGAACATGCCCCTCTCCCCCGATCGCCCCCGCGATATTTCGCTTTGGAACGCGAACACTCACTCCGCAACATCCTCCCGGACGAGAAGAAGGTTGAGATCACCGATGCTGGTCGGATGAATGGCCGAGATGGCGTAGCACGGGCTTCCACATCGCTCCGGCAGCCTGATCTGATCACCCTTGGCAGGCCGGAACCCGAGTTCTGCAACCTGCGCTGCGGCAATCCAGAAGGCGGTCTGCTCGGAGAGGACACGCGTCGTGCCAGTGAACTGCCCGCCCCGGCTTTGACCTCGGAGATCAGAAGGTGCAGCAAGGGCCGAGAAGATGCCCCTGACCTTCACCGCCATACGATCTGCGTCCGCTGCGGCCTCGACATATTTATTGCCACGCCGCGGGATGAGCACGGCCTCTTCGCCGAACCCCTCGATTGCGGCGGCAGACGCCAGCGCATCCAGCGCGTCAAAGGCCGAGGTCATGAATCACCCCGCCCCGTCTCAGGTGCGCTTGCCGGGGATCAGCACGCGTGGACGGGTGCAGTAGTGGAGCGCGTTCATCTGGAACTCCAGATTGACGCCCTTGCCGTTCATCATCTCCCACTGCTTGGCGTAAAGCCGCTGGCCGGGCGTGTTGACGGTCTCGATGTAGTCGGCGGGCCCGTAGACCGTACGGAACAGGCCGGGTACACCCGTCGGGAACAGGTGACACTTGTTGGTGTCGATCCCGATGGTGCCGCCGCCCTTGTAATTGGCCCAGGTGATACCGCCAAAGTCGAAGGAACCGTGGAAGCCGTTGACCCCCGCGCTGACATAGGCGCCCCGCAGGCTCGCGGCGTCGGCATAGCCCTTGTAGGTGTCACGCACCTCCTTGTGGGCGATCAGGTCATCGAAGAAGGTATCGCCGCAGATCGCCATGACATTGGTGAAGGGAATGCCGTCGAGGATCGAAGCCATCTGGCGGATGATCCCGGCGCACCTCTTGCGGAGAACACCCTCCGCCGGGCTGGCGTTGTCGAGGTCGAAGTCGATCTCGGCGGCGGGGGTCTCGCCGAACTCGGTATAATAGTCGAACAGCACCGAGTTGTCGGTGTCCAGAAGACGCCCGGTCTTCACGATGTTGAGGCGGTGGAATTCCTCGGTACGGGCGAAGAACTGCGAGGCCTCGGCGGCGCGGTTGGCGATCTTGTCCTGAAGCCTCTGGACCGCCACCTCGTCGCCAAAGATCCGGACCTGCTGGACCTCGTCGGCGTTGATGGCGTCATCGACCTGGAAGTGAGGGATCCTCAGGGTTCGCATCGAGCGCTTGGTCTTGCCGAAGGTCTGGCCCGGGCCGCCGCGGGGGCTTGCCTGTATCAGCATGCCGTTCTGGGCATTGTCCTTCTCGATGGCGATGTCGAGGGTGTCGATGCTGGTGGTCTGGAACAGGCCCATCTGGCTGATGCCGGAGGGGGTGTAGGAGATCTCGCGGAGCGCGTCCGTGAGGCGCATGACGCTGAAAGCGTCCTGGGTGAAGATGTTGAGAATGGACATGTCTGGATTCCTCCGGGATCAGCGCACGATGACGCCGAGATTAGCGAGGGCCGTGTTTGCAGCGGCCTTTTCGGCAGGCTGGTCACGGTCGGCGTGATAGGTGAGGCAGTTGCCGTTCACTTCGGCGTCGCGGACGATGGCCGATATGGTGGCATCGGCACTGGTGGCATCCGCGCCATAGATGGCAATGGCGGCGGGCGTCTGGCTGCCGTCGGTTGCTCCAACCGCGCTGGCGACATGTTTGCCGCTGGCGGTGATCTTGCCCAGCACGGTGCCGGCGGCGATGATGCCAGCCCCGCTCGCGATGGTGATGGCCTCGCGCGAGCGCTGGCCGTTGGCCTCCGAGAGGATGAACTCCCCCGGGTGGCGGGTTTCGACGAGGACGGTCATGTCTGTGGTTCCTTTCAGGCCCGGGCAAACTGGCGGTTGGCGTTGGCGATGGCGCGTTTCCAGCCTTCCTGGATGAGGGCGCCGGCATCGGGCTTCTCCGCCCCTCCGGGGGCACCGAACCCAGGGCCGGCGCTGGCCCGCTGGGCAAGCGCCTCGAGCCCCGTCTCCTTCGGCGACACGCCGAGGATCCTTTCGGCCTCCGCAACGCTCAGGGCGGTTTCGGTGGCCAGCATGAGGGCCTGTTTCTCGCGGCCGTCGGCAGCGTCGGAATTGACGATGGCGCGGATGCGGGCGCGTTCCTCGAGGCGGGCAGCAGCCACCGCCTCTTCCAGCCGTGCGGCATGCTCGCGCGCCATGGTGCCGGCCGCCTCGCGCGCGCGCAGCGCTGCGGCATCCTGTTCCGCCGTGGAATGATGGCCCGCCATCCCGGCGGCGGGCGCTGCGTCGTCTCTGCTCATGGATAAATCTCCTCTGCGAGCATTGCGCCCGGATGGGCGGTTGGTTCTGGATGGGGTGGCGTTCAAGCGGGTGGACTGTGAGATCGAGGCAAGGACCTCGTCGAAACTGGCGATGCGGTCGGCGAGGCCCAGCGATATGGCCTCTGCGCCGATG